GCCTCACGAACTTTCGCGCAGATAGTAGCACGTTCTTCCTTTCTAGCCAACTCCACATAATATTGCACTAAATTACGCACTCTGTCTTTAAAAGCTTCTGCTTGCAAGCGGATGGGTTCTGGGGCGTCATCAGAAATATATATAATTTTATTAGCCGCCATATCTGCAATCTGATCATTTGATAAACCCCCATTTTCGGACGTAATTATATTTACGCCACCAACAGCCCCCGTGCCTAACTCAAACATTGTCGTGTCTCCCAAAAATAACAGGGTCTGACTCCACCGGCTCTGGGGGATCAAACTCGGATTGTCTAGTTATTAGAAGATTACCGTCATCAACCGTTTGTATTAACGGATCCTCTAAACGATGATATCCATATAGTTTTTCATTATCGGGCACGTTTGTATCTAACAGCCCAGAATTATGAGCAACCTCTATTTTGATACCTTTTGAAATAGCGGTAGCGCACCAAAACTCTACACAAGCTCTACCAGATTCCGCCATATTTACATTTTTGTAAGTAAAATCTACGCCGTATAAGCATATTCTTTCTACTTTTTTCCAAACAGCGTAACCCAGAGCATAAGCTACGGTGTTGTTAAAATAACAAAGACCCGTCTCTTTAGCGACCTGCTCCAAAGGGTATAATTCAATAGCGGGGAAATCTGGGTGAATGACACAAGAATAGATAGGTTTGGTGTTTTTTGTTAAAAAATCACGCGCTATACCGGTTTGAGATCCAGCGTTTTCTGTATCTATAAACCGTGTAACAGGGTCCATCATAAAAGTACGGTCAACGTGAATTACGCCGCCAATACAATTTATTCCCCATATTTCATCAAATTCTTGAGAAGCAATTCTTGCAGAGAGGTAGTCAGCATAACTGTTGCCTAGCCCAACTATGGCTATTTTCATGTTCGCGGCCTTCGTGGTAGCCCCTGTCTGTTGGCATCATCGTTCTCACGAGCTTCTGCAAGTTCTTTAAGGCGTACTGCCGATTCCATAAACCGGTCGCTATACATTTTCATAACGTCCTGTTCGCCCTTCATAAAGGTGTAGGCTTCCACCAAACTACCGTACAAAAGAGCGTCTGGGGCATTCTCACTAATCCACGTAGTTGTGGTATCCGCAGAAGTCGATACCACTACCCCTGTAGCTCCACTAGTGCCGCCCGTTACTGTTTCACCAACGGTAAAAGAGCCCGTGGGTAAAGTTATAGTAAGGGTAGTGCTTGATGGAACTGTACTGATGGTTGTTGTTTCTCCACTGGTGCCGCCGGTCAAAGTTTCCGAAGAAGAAAACGTGCCGCTAACACTACTAAGCGTCATAGTAACTTTACTAGCCGTTAAACTGGTGGGTCGATAATAGTAATGAAGCTCTGCCGTATAGGTCGTATCTGGCGTAGGAGCTAAGATAAAGTTTTGATAATCGAAAGTAGCGTAATACTTTGGTACGCCTGTCGTAGCAGAGTTTGGATTATACTCTTGAACAAAATTAACGTCTTTTTGAAGCAAAAACTGTTTAGAGCTAGATACCTCTAACGATAAGCTAAACGACGCCAAGTAATCGGTTGGAGTGGCTAAAAATCTATTTCCGCCAGTAGTTGTTCCAGACACATTCTTCCGAAATACTTCTAAGTCAACACTCTTAAAAAGCCTTTCTTCCGCCGTCTTGATAAAATTATCCAACTGCGAAACAAATACGGTTTCTTGGTTATCCGTGTAATCTTTAATGGCGTTTTTTAAAGTGGTATATGTGTAGCTCATGTTATGCTCACCGTAACAGTCCCCACTTTGCCTTCAGCTTGTGGTACAAGCTCGTATTTTAAGGTGGTTATATTAAATATCGGAAACTCTGCCTTAGTGTTGAAAATGTTATTGGTATTAGGGCGAGCCTCTTTAAGAGTTTGCGGATCATGTATTTTACGAAAAGGTCCTAGTTGGGGATGCTTTCTTTCAAACTCGTCTCTACCAACAATTAAGCCGTTCCATTCTTTACGCATATCCTTGTAACGATACTCAAGACCAGAACGATCAGAGATTGCTTTAGCGTATTTTCCTGTTGCGTACCTAGCCATCAGTTTGTCCTAAAGTAAGCGTATTCAGGCGTTACAGTGAAGCTTGAGCGATCCCGGTCTTCACCCATAGCACGTTCAAACTCTTCTTCGTAAATAGCTTTTAACATCTGGGTGCGATTAGGAGCTCTTTTTAAGGATATGTAATAGGCCAGACCCGCTGCCAAACAAGGATAAAACCTGAACGGTACATCCATAGTATTGACAGCCGTGTCGCCGTCATCAATCCGGGTAAGAGCATTATACACAATAACATCAGTGCTGTTGCTCGGTGTCGGCCAAATCCGCAGACTTGGAGTAACTTGACGATCCAAGAAAAATTGAGTCGGTCGGCCTGTTGTAGCTTTGTTTGGAATATTCAGATCATCATCGCGGCTTACACGGGTTAGGGCAAAGTCTGTGCTACTGCGAGTTACAACGGCACTCAGTATGTCGATTACGTCCGCCGACAAAGCATACGTTCTTGTGCCGGAAGTAAGAGCCTGTGTCCTTTGAGCTATAGTCCACTGGTTTAACCCGCGGTTAGCCCATTCTGCAAGCATGAGGTTAAGGGAGCGTCTAGCTGTTGTCAGATCATAGCCCGTGCGTACTTCTAGACCGCAACGCTCAAAGGCTTCCTCGACGTATTCGGCTACATCTAATTCAAAATTCACGCTTCCAGAAACAGCCATCACTCATCTTTCGCGTACAAGTTGTCGAAAATCTGATTTACATCCATTGTATAGTCTAAATCTGACTTTGAATAGTGTATATGCTGAGACGGTAAAAAGTCCGGGGCACCCTCTCCTGTTTCAAACCACGCGGGATGCGTCACTCTAACTCTGTTATTGGGTAGAGCTATTATGTTACCTGTCCACGGACCGGCATCTAAAAGTTCCAAAACATGGCTCTGTTTGTGTTGCGCCGGGTCGTCCGCTATCTCGCTTTCAGTGTAATCAACAGTAAAATAGTATTTAGCCGGGAAAAAGTTTGGACCAACTTTAGCAAGCCAAGGGCAAGGGTGAGCCCTGTCTAGCCTGTAGACAGCATGAGTGTGAGACATGCAATCCCAAGGTTGTGCAAAGTGAACAGGCATAGGTTCCGGCCACTCCTCCAAAGGCGTGTCTCCAACTAAAGCTGTGATCGGCATACGAGCCCACATGGCCCCACCGTGCACGTTTGGATTATCTGTGCCGTCTGTCTCGCAGCCAGTAAAGATCATCTGAAAGCTCAAACAACGACTTGGCATGGTTGTAACCGCAATCGCCATAGCGTGAATAAACTCGCCGTGATAGTTTTGGTGATTGCATGTATATTCCCTCCGCACCCAACATTTGAAATGCGGAATATTGCTCTGAAGATATGGCACTGATACTAGACCTTACCGCCTTTAGCCATGCCCTTTTTCTTCATCATGCCGCCTTTAGCCATCTTCTGGACCTTGCCGCCTTTGGCGTAGCCCTTCTTTTTCATGGCTCCGCCACCGGCCATTTTCTGAACCTTGCCACCTTTAGCCATGCCCTTTTTCTTCATACCTACTGCACCACCAGCGGCAAAACCTTTTTTCTTCATTGGCGTGGCTTTTGCCCCACCAACAAGGTCAGCGTAATACTCTTCCATGCTCATAAATTCTTTAGCCATTTTAAGCTCCTATGTTAGCTAACTGAACCTGTTGTAATCTTTCTTCTGTCGGGCATTATACTACCGCATCCTCGTGCAACTACGGACCCCGAAACTTTTTTCCCCCTGTACGGTCTTTTTGCTTTCGTCGTTGGGATAGCAACACCTCCATTGCCCATTTTTCGGACTTTGGCTCTTTTTGTGTTGGGGACAACTGTTTTTCCTTTTGAGCCCTCTTTTTTCTTTTTACGAGCAGTCGTAGCTCGTTCAGACTTTGATAGACTATTTGCTTTAGCTCTTGGAAGACAGCGATCAGGGTTTTTCTTATCTTTTGAAGTACCGCACTTACCTTTGATAGAACCATCTGATCCAATCCTAACCCAATCCTGCTTCACCCACTCTTTAAGCTGGCCCATTAGCTTTTTCTTTTTTTGTTTTTCACCAAATTAGACAAAGTCCTCGCCTGCCCAGCATGAGCTTTAGAGGCTTTTTTTAACTTTTTGGCAACTTTTTTAACCTGAGTTTTGGCTCTTCCTGTCAACATTTACTTACCTTTTGACTTTTTGGCGTAGTTAGGGTCTTTACAGTATTTGGACGCGGCCATATTTGCATAAGCTGATGGGTATGTATCAAACGTCCGTTTAGCCCATGCCTTGCCTTTC